AACGCTACTGTCTATGGCTCTGAGGCGTATGGCGCATGGATTGAGACAACCGCTGGTCCCACTACTGTGGTACCACTGAAAGTTGCTCACGCTGGTTCCGAGTTAATGCGCATCGACAGCGGCGGCCATGCAATCATCCCTGCGGGTGTAACTCTGGGCACTTCTGCTGGCGTCTACAATGCAGCTAATACGTTGAACGATTATGAAGAGGGGACTTGGACGCCTGTTATATCGGACGGTACTAACGATGCGACATCCAACATAGCTGTGGGAACTTACACCAAAGTAGGTAACCTTGTGCATGTTCAGGGGCGTATAGTACTGAGTTCCCTTGGTTCTGTATCTGGTGCAGTTCAACTGAAGGGGCTTCCTTTTAATTCTAAGGCTCTATCAAATAACTTTGGTGTGATGGTCGTGGGGCGTGCATCTTTGTTAAATAGACCTGCTGGCCTTAAGGTAAGTGGTGACCTTCGGTCCAATGTAGACTACGTCAACCTAATACTTAACGACACAAATTCGGGCACTTCAAACATGCAGTCCACTGAGTTTACAGACGATGGTGATATAGCTTTCAGTATGCAGTATATCACCGCCTAAAATTACCCCTGTTGGATCACAGGGTAGTCAGGTGGCAGCATCGCCACGATAAACAAGTAGTGAGTTCACTACGCTCACTAACACAAAGGAGCCTCACAATGGCCTTAACAGAACGCACTATCATCGACAAATACGAGATCGTCGGTGACTTCAAGCACATCCAATGCCGCCACGCCACAATCATCGAACGTGATGGCCTAGAGATCAGCCGCAGCTACCACCGTCACGTCATTGCGCCTTCAGACGACGTGACAGGAGAGCCACAAGAGGTTCAAGCCTTGGTGGCAGCTATGCACACCCCAGAGGTCATCGCAGCGTATGAGGCTCACGTAGCTTCTCAGGAGGTATAAGCCATGACTAAAGCAAGAGACATTGCAGACATCGACCAAGAACTCTCCACCACTGACAGACTACTTTTGTTGAGGTCACGGCTGGTGAGTTGACCCTTCAGGACGCTGACTAAGAACAACAGTAATAAACTTAGATAGGGGAAACAAATGCCATATGCACTGGGATCACGTAGCCTACAGAACCTATCGGGGGTACACCCTGATCTTGTGGCTGTAGTTAAATTAGCCATAAGTAAAACTACCCAAGACTTCACTGTACTTGAAGGTATCCGTAACATTAACCGTCAACGAGAGCTTGTTAAGACTGGTAAGTCTACTACAATGAACTCACGACATCTAACAGGTCATGCTGTTGATTTAGCTCCTTGGCCTATCTCATGGGAGTGGGAAGGTTTCTACCCTATTGCTGATGCTATGAAGGCTGCTGCTGAAGAGCTTGATGTAAACCTAGAATGGGGTGGAGACTGGAAGAGCTTTCCTGATGGCCCACACTTTCAACTCTCACGCAAGACGTACCCATGAAGGGTGGTCTTGGGGTAAAGAAAACTTACCACAAGGTAATGAGAGCTAACGGAGCTGCCCAGATGCTAACCTATGCCTTCTGGGGGGTTCTTATGGCGGGTATGTTCCAAGGGGTGTGTGACGACTGCATTCCCTTGGAACTCCTATCTGCTTGGGGCTTGATAAGCGCATCTGTCGTACCTGTAACTATCTGGTGTAGCCCTGTAATTCTCAGGAACACACTTCTGTTGGATGTCGTTTTGTCATCTTACATAATGGTCTTGTTCCTGACACACGAGCCTCACACTGTACAGAATGTATATCAAGTAATGACCGCAGATGGTATGCGTATCAGAGACACAGGCGGTCACTCCCTGTCAGACTGGTTCCATGCTTCAGCCCTAATCTGGATGACACTACATGCAATATACCTTGCAGACCTAACAAACAGGCAAATCTTAGAAAGAAGAAGGTTCAGTCAGGATGGAATTTGAGCAGATTACACCCATCATTATTGCCCTAGTAGGTTCTGCTGGCCTATGGGGTTTCTTGTCCTTACGGGCTAAACAGTCTCACGAAAAATCCATTAAGGATGATGCCAAGTCTGCTGAGTTTAACGACACTCTACGTGAACAAGTTGAACGCCTTTCAGAGAAACTAGACAAGGTTATTTCTGACAAAGAAAGTTTACTTCGGGAAATGTCTGATATGAAGGCATCACTAGCTGAAGCTAATGCAACAATCAAACACCTTGAAGAACTATTGAGGTCAAGATGATTACACCTGAGTGGCTTGACAAGTGGAGGATATGGCCTAGACTAATCATAAGCCTCTATGGGTATGCCTTCTATAGAACGACAACATGGTTCATGGACCTCCCCGATCCTACTAATGCTCAAGCAGGTTTTGTGTCGGTTATCGTAGGTGCAGGGGCTGGCTTCTTTGGGATATACGTCAATGGTAAAACAACTAACACTGTCAATAGCTCTAGTAACCCTTCTAAGTAGCTGTAGTCAACTAAACCCCCTGTCATTTCTATCGGGGGGTACTAACGTAGCAGCTAACACTCAGATAGGCAAAGAGAACAGTCAGAACGTAGGTGTAAATACTACATTCAGACCTGTGATTAGACCAGAGGGTGACGTAGAGGAAGTTAACCAAGACAACAGCACGACAAAGATAACTGAAGTCGATCCCTTACTGTTACTCTTGCTAGTCTTAGGGTGGTTAGCCCCAAGTCCTAACGAGATTGGCCGAGGTTTCATCAGGTTATTTAAACGAAAATAATATTATACAAAAAGCCCCGCTTAGGAATTAACCTAGGCGGGGCTTATTTGATTCTAGCGTTGCCCTTGAGCTTCGATCAGAGAGCCTAAGGCTTGATACAGGGCTTCTATGTCGTCTGATACAGAAGATATTCGGTACACAACCCAAAGCAAGAAGACTAGGTTAAGAATAATGAGGCACTCAAATAGCGTCATACAGTTTGCCCCCAGTCAAAACAATGGAAGGCCACTAGACCGTAGCCACCACTCAAAGCTACACTCTCTGCAACCCCCCTGTCTTTCATGCACATTTCTACTGTGGGGAACAGCCGCATGTTAGAAAGTGACCTGCAATTCGAAGGGTCGCTTAAGGAACACACAAGGGCTATTGCTGCAATCATTCGTACTTCTCCTTCATTGCTTCACACATCTTATTAAGATACCAAGCTGCTTTATCCATATCTTCTGTGGGATTACCTTTGTATCGGTAACGGTGCTGATACTTAATCATATTACCATGACAGTATGCAATGAAACCGTCTAACCCCAGTACTTGCTTGATGTAGTCAATGCACTCAATCTCACCCTGATTGTAATGCTCTGGCTTTTCTACTGGGTCGTACTCATGCAACTTAATTCCCCTGTCCGCATGAGCCAGATTTTCCAAATTCCATTTAGCCATCGTGTATCTCCCCTCTTCTGTTGCTCTTATCTCCGCGTCACGTACCCACGCATCTGTCACAACTTCTCCTTTACAAATGCCTTGACCCACATAGCTGTGATGTCAGACCTTACGATGTCATCGACAGTGAACTCAATGATGTTCACAGGCAACATATGCTTTTTAGCTATGTGAATAACCTTTGTCAACCCATCCGCTTCTTTAAGGTCACTCTGTTGAGCATCCCCGTTTAGTACAATCGTAGTGCCTTCCCCCACTCGTGTCAGCAACATCTTAAGTTCATGTAGCGTAATGTTCTGTGTTTCATCGACAATAATAAAGGCGTTATCAAAGCTACGTCCACGCATCAACGCCATAGGGGCAACTTCGATGTTACCATTCTTGACACCTGTTTCCACTGCACCCTTGCCTAAGTGCTTCTCTAGTACGTCCAGCACTGGCAATGCCCAAGGCATAGTCTTCTCAGCTAAATCACCCTTTAGGAACCCTAGTTCCCTTCCTACGGCTACGTGAGGTCGTGTGATAACGATCTTGTCAACCAACTTAGCTGTGTAAAGGTCTGCTGCATACGTCGCTGTTACATACGTCTTTCCAGTACCCGCTGGACCTAAGATGAATACCTGCTGACTTTCCTTTAGGGCTTTAATTAGCTCACCCTGCATTTCAGTCTTTGGTACTAGACCAGAGGTCTTCTTTTTTGCTGCCCCCTTGTATGTAGTCTCCCGCTTAGTCTTCTTAGGTTGTTGTTGTACCAATTTGGTCTTCCTTCTTATTTTTGATAAAACCCATAAAAACCTCAAGCTCACGAAAGCCACCAATATGGTTGCCATCGGTAGAAAATACCTGAGGTACAGTCTTAATACTAGCTTCTTTCAGAAGGGATAGCACCCAACGATTTGAGAAATCTTCTATGTTGTATGTTACATACGGTATCTTATCTAGGTCTAACATGGCCTTAGCTTTATCACAATACTTGCAGTTGTTACGGGTAATGATGGTGTACATGATCTCTCCTTTGACTATGTGAGCAGTTTATACACATGCTCAGGTGCGCCCTTGGCAGGGTCTTAATGCAGATACCTAGGTATAGCTGCCACCTTACACTAAGTCCACAATCTCACAGCTATCCCCAGAACAAGCTAATGTCTGGCTCCCTGCTGTATTATCTTCAGCCTCATACTCAGAGAGTTTAGACCAGTTAATAGAGGTAGGCATAAGAGATAGAAGCTCTTCATAGTCTGACTTGCCTACATCTTGGTAAGGTGCCTGTTGATAGGTATGCTCAGAGAACGGCAGGAACGACACCCCTGACATCTCATCGAAGTACTTATACACAAAAGCACCCACCTCAAACCACTCCTCCGCTTTGACGTTGATAGTTACAGAGGGCTTATGCTCACACCATGCACGTTGATACGCCAACCACATCTCCAGTTGTTCGATTGCAGTCATGTCTGCTGTACATACTGCCCCCTCAGGTGCCTTCATAGGGAAGCTAAACACTGTAGTAGCTTCAGGCTTCATCACGTCAGGCTCATTAGGGATACTCTGATCCTTCATAAACTGTGTCAGTGGGTCTTTGTTATCACCACGAACAGTTCGGATGTAGTATGGGCTATGACGGGCATGAATACCAGAAGCGCTGTCCACGAGTTGAGAGACAGTACCCGAAGGCTTAACACAAGTAATAGCAGCACTGACAGGAATACCAAGGCGGTCAGCCCACTCTGCGTTTGTAGCCACAGCAACAGACTTGAGGTGTTCAAGGGTACTCTCCAAACCTTTGTTCTTGGTTGTCATTAAGGGGTTATCCATGATACCTGTCAACGACACACCTAGCAAACGCTCTTCCTCTGTGTTACGCTGCCATATCTTACGCAGGTAAGGAAACTTAGTGTAGCTAGACTGAATAGTACCCAAGATAGTGGCCAGACGAACCTTGTTCTCCAGCGTCTCAACAGTGTCAGTTGCACGTACAACTACCTCCGTAAGATTACAGAATTGGTACGGGCGTAAAATTATCTCGCTGCAAGGATTCGTACCAAAGTCAAACGCTGCATCACGTCGTCCATTCTTAGCTGCTTGCTTCTTAGATGCCTCACGATTGAAGATACCCCGCTCACCACTGCCGCTTTCCACTAGGGCCATCCACTCACGCATGAACGATAGGCTGTCTGGCTTCTCAGTGTATGACACAGAGTTGTTAGCCAAGGCACGTTGTGGGTTGTTCTCCCACCAAGCACCTGACTTAGCGTGTCGCATACGATCATCAGAGAGGTTAGACAGGGAGATCATAGCACTACGGCGTACACCACCTACCACAACCACTTCACCAATCTTACACATCAGATCGTGACACTCCATAGAAGACAGCTTTCGGCCCTTTGCGTTAATAAAGATACGGACAGCAAAGTTAAACAGGTCGATCAGAGGTGCTGGACCTGACGCACGACCACCAAATGTCTTTAGCTTGGCACCCGCTGGACGAACCTTGGATACATCCCACTTAGGGATTTCACCGCTGTACAGCAAAGCAATAACCTGACGAAGAGCTTTAGCCCAACCCTCTTTGCTATCCTTAACAATGACTGTCGTATCACTGTTGAACATAGTGTCAGGAACCTCTGGGAGATTGGTGATAAACTGTCGCTCAACACTGAACCCCACTCCCGTTCCACACAACAAAATGAACATAGCCTCGTCAAAAGACTTAGGGTCATCTACTGGCAGGTAGCTACAGTTATACCCTGCTGTATTGTCACGGTCTAATGCTGGACCAGCAGTCATCAAGGCTCGCATGGAAGGCATGACAGACAAGTCTGTAATAGCGTCACGCAATTCCTCTAGTGTACCCTGCGGCACTTTACCCATAACTAGGTTGTTGATGTAGCGACCTACAGTCTCGCCCCAGTTCTCACGTCGTCCTTCGTCATCTAACCACCGTGCATAACGGGATGTGTGAATAAA